AGTTAGACTATGCACACTTCATTTACCCCTTGATGGACGAGCTCAAGAAAATGTCGTGTTATGCATTTGGACGCTCTCCGAAGGATATTGCTGATAAGGTCGCGAGTATTTCCGCTCTCTCTAATAAGGTTTGTTGCCCAGATATTTCACGAATGGACGGTTTCGTAAACGCTTTAAGCCGAGCTCTTGAGCTTGCGGTGGGGAGAAGGTTCTTCGCACCCGAGTACAAGGAGAAATTCTCGGAATGCCATGCCCGTACCTACGGGAACGTCGGTATTACAACTCATGGAGAACGTTATGAGCAAGGTGAGTCTCGTGGCTCCGGGGAGATGGGAACGTCTCTTTGGAACACGATTATTAACCTGTTCATTCTCTTCAATGCTAAGTATACTGAGTGCCGCGACTATGACGCATCATGGACGTGGCTCATGGAAAAAGTGTTAGCTGGTGGTGATGATAGCATCGCCGGCGATATTGAAGACCGTTTCCTGATTTTATCTGCTAGAGATTGTGGTTTTATCCTCAAGTGTCCCACGTACATGAGAGGAGATAGTGGTGTCAACTTCTTGGCCCGTGTTTACGGCCCTGATGTTTGGAATGGTGATCCGAACTCAGTTTGTTCACTCCGTCGTCAAATGGAGAAATTCCATTTGACTGTTCACGCTACTATTACCCCGCAACAGAAGCTCTTTGAGAAATCAGTCTCTTTCCATCTGACCGATGCCAACACTCCCGTCATAGGCCCCTTAGTAAATAAGGTGTTAAGCTTAACCCCAGGTTACCAGACCACGGGGACCGTAACTCGATTCGGTGACGATTGGTCAGCAGACCTCCAGTACCCCAACGCAAAAGCCGATTGGATGAATGAGGTCGCGAAAGAGGAATTGCCTTTACTCCAGCTTGAGTCGCTGGTACAATGGATTGACGAAGTCAAGACGCTAGATGAGCTCTTGAACGCACCCTGCTTCTTTGAGGAAGGACGAGAATTCACGTTTGATGAATGGGACCCTGAGCCCGGAATCATCGTGAAGCGGACGCTTGATCTATTGATCATTCCGCCCGCCCCTCCACCCGTTAAGAGGCAGAGAGCTGTGGTTGAAGACAAGCCCAAAAAGCCTGCTTCAGTGGGTGAGCCAGCGAGAGCTGACTCACCTGTTGCAGCAGACAAGAAGAAGAAGTTTGTCAAGAAGCCGTCGTCGCCTAGTACTGGTGTTAGACCTGAGGTAAAGAATTCGGAAGGACGTTAGTG